GGAAGGGAGCGTAGTACGCCAGTCTGGTTGATGATGCTCGGCGCGGTGTGGGTGCTCATGGTGCTGTGCCCGCTGCTCGGCTCGCTTGAAGCGGCGGCGCACGCCGATGACGCGATGGGGGAGCGGTAGGGTAGGTGGCACGCAAGCGGTACACCGACAAGTTTAGAGCGGCGGCGGTCGTCATGCTGGAAGCCGAAGGCTATCCAGCGCGTGAGGGCGCGCTGGCGCGTGTGTCGGAGCACCTGAGCGTGCCGCGTTCGACGCTGCGGGGGTGGTTTTACGCCGAGCATAACCCGCCGCCGGCGGAAGTTCGTCACGAAAAAAGATTGGAGTTGCGGGATTTGTTGGAAAACGAATTGCGCGACGCAATCAAGGCAATGGCAAACGCGCGCCTCGAAGCCTCATATCGGGATTTGGGCACCGTGGCGGCCATCTTTACCGACAAGTTGCAACTACTCGACGGCAAGCCGACGGAGCGTAACGCGATTCAGGTAGACATGACCGATGACGAGCGAGCTGAGCGAATTGCTGGCCTACTTAACACCGCAAGAGCGCGTCGAGATGGACGTGCTCCTGACGGCGGGGCCATCCTTCAGTGACCTGCCATTCGAGGATTTCTGCGCGCAGTGCCTGGTCGTCCAGGACAAACGCGGGCAGATCGTACCTTTACAACTGAATAGGGCGCAGCGCGAGCTTGTACGCAGCCTGACCGGGCGTGACATCGTGCTCAAGGCGCGGCAGCTCGGCATGAGCACGGCGATTCAAGCCAAGCTGTTTTACGAGCAGATGAGGGGCGGGGCGCGCACCTACACGCTCTGCCACGATGACGACCTGACCAGCACGCTCCGGCGCATGGTGGACCGCTACTATGACAACCTGCCGGACGTTGATCGCCCGCCGCGCAAATTCGCCAACGCCTTGCTGACGACCTACCCGGCGCTCAACAGCGAGGGCAGCATTGCGACAGTGGGCGGGACGGCGGGCAAGCGCAAGGGGCGCGGCTCGTCGGTGACGCACATTCACGGCTCCGAGGTGGCGTTCTGGCCGGACGCCGAGAGCGTGATGGGCGCGGCGCTGCAAGCGGGCAACCCGGCGATTGTGCTGGAGAGCACGCCCAACGGCATGACCGGCTGGTTTTATGAGCGGTGCATGGAAGCGCTCGACGGCGACAGCCCGTGGACGCTGCACTTCTTCCCGTGGTGGTGGGATGATGCGTACCGGCTCCCGCTGGCCGACGGCGAGGCGTTGGACTATACCGACGAAGAGCAGGCGCTGGTTAGCGAGCACGGCCTCGACGCCGAGCAGATCAAGTGGCGGCGGAACAAGCAGCGGGAACTCCGCGACCTGTTTGCGCAGGAGTATCCCGAAGACCCGTACTCGTGCTTCCTGGCGAGTGGCACGTCCTACTTCGGGGATGTGGAGCACGTGTTCACCGCGCCGCCGGACGCCCAACCGATACCGGACCGTCGCTATGTGGCGGGGTTGGACTTCGGGCAGACGACCGACTACACGGTGATGTCGGTCCTGGATACGGTCGAGATGGTCGAGGTGGCCATGTTGCGCATTAACCGGATGGCGTGGGCCGACCAACGCCAGCGGATTGCGGACATGGCGCGGCACTGGAACAACTGCGAAGTGCACGCCGAGTGGAATAGCATCGGCGACCCGAACATCGAAGAACTGCATGCGGCGGGGGTTCGGGTGGTGGCCTTCAAGACGACCGCGCAAAGCAAGCCGCCGCTGATTCAGGGGTTGTACGTGGCGCTGCATGAAGCAGGGCTGCGCTTGTTGGACGATGCGGCGGGCCGTCACGAGCTGCGCTCCTTTATCAGCAAGCAGACGGCAACGGGGCATTGGCAGTACCAGGCGCAGGAAGGCAGCCACGACGATACGGTGATGGCTCGCGCGCTGGCGTGGCACGGCGCGCACAACCCGCACACAATTGAGTTCGGCCCGAATCCGTTTTATGGAGGCTAAGTATGCTGCCCTTGTGGGTTCCGAAGACTGAGAGCGTGGCGGTTGCCAACACCGCCGCAGCGTATGCGGCGGGGGACGTGCTCGGCGGGCTGCTGACCATCCCGTGCCGCAATCCGCAGAACGACCAGGCGCGCGGCTTCGCCGAGAGCGTGCAGGTGGTGGACTTCAACGCCATCGGCGCGGCGCTGAAATTGTACCTGTTCGGCGAGCAGCCGGCGAGCGTGGCCGACAACGCGGCCTTCGAGACAGGGCTGGCCGACGCGGATTGGGGCAAGCTGATAGCCGCGCCCATCGACATCGCGACCTACGTCACCTACAACACCAACAAAGCGAAGGTGGCGGAGGTGGTGTTTGCGAACGTCATCAACCGCGAGGTGATGTTCAACACCGCCAGCGGCAACCTGTACGCGTATCTGGTGACGGCGGCGACGCCGACCTTCACCGCCGCCAACAAAGTGCAGGCGCGGTTCCGTCTGTGGTTGATGTGAGGTAGCATGCCAGCAGCAGCGCGATACATCCCGTCCGATGAGCGCGGGCCGGACCTGACAGACCTTGAGGATGCGTACTACAAGGAGCTGCGCGCCCGGCAGACGGCGCACGCGGCGGCGTGGAAGCTGTACAAAGGCGACCATCACCGCCACCTGCAAGACGACGGATCCGGCACCGATGACAACGTGGTCATTAACCTCGTGGGCCTGCTGATTGACAAGGGCCTGTCGGCAATGGTCGGCACCAACGACCAGGGCGATATTGAGGGCGTGACGTTTGACATCGTAGACCGGCCTGGCGAGAAGGGATATCGCGCCAACGGGGGCGCGCCGGCGGCGGACCCGCTTGCCGAAGCGGGCGCCGAGCAAGTGTCACCGGCGCAAGCGGCGCTTGACGAGACGTGGGACGCGAACAAGCGCGATATTGTGCTCCACAACGCGATTATGAATGGCGGCGTGTGCGGGCACGTGTTCCTCAAGGTCGTGCCGGATGGCAAGCGCGACCTGTACGGCGAAAAGACGCTGCCGCGCGTGATCAACCTAAACCCCGACTTGTGTTCGGCGTTTTGGGACGAAGCCGACATTGAGCGCGTGCTGTGGTACCGGGTCGAGTACGGGGTGGAGGGCAAGCGCACGCGGGAAGACACGGTGCGCGCCGTCGATGAGGAGGGCGAGGACCTCGACGCGTGGGAGATCCACACCTACCGCGAAGTCCCGAATCAAGGCGGCTGGATACGGCAAGGGGAGCCGGTGCGCTGGGAGTACGATTGGGCGCCAATCCTTGACTGGCCGAACCTGCCGGACCCGAACGGCTACTACGGTATCAGCGACCTGCGGCAATCGGGCGGGGTGAATGACAGCGTGAACTTCCTGCTGTCGAACTTGCAGCGCATCATCAAGCACCACGCGCACCCCAAGACGGTGGCGCTGGGCGTGGCAAGTGACGAGATTAAGGCGACGGCGGTAGACCGGCTGTGGACCATCCGCAATGAGAACGCGCAGATCCTGAACCTGGAAATGCAAAGCGACCTGTCGTCATCGATGGAGCTGGTGCGGATGCTGCGCCGCTTTTTCTTCGACGGCACGCGGGAAGTAGACCCGTCGAGCGTGCACGACCGGCTGGGCGACCTGACGAATTTCGCGCTGCGCGTGCTGTACACCGACACGCTCTCGAAGGTCGGCACGAAGCGCCTGCTGGCTGGTGCCGCGCTGCAAGACCTGAACCGGCGCCTGCTGGCGCTGCTGGATCACGGCTACGCGCACCGCATCACCGTGACGTGGCCGCGCGCTATCCCGACCGATGACATGGCCGACGCGCAGGCGCTGGCGATTGACCGGCAGCACGGGTTGAGCCGGGAGACGTATCTCGACAAGCGCGGGTACGACTTCGAGCAGGAGATGGCGCGCGTGCAGTTGGAGCGCGGCGAGCGCATTGAAGACGCGACGGTGCAGCAGCAGGCGAGCGTGACAAGCGCGCTGGAAGGCATTGGCCGGCGCATGATGTTGGGGAGTGGAGTCAATGGCGGAGCGTGAGACGGTGCAGCCGCAGGGCCGCGCGGACGAATGGACCGATGACGAGATTGCGGCCCTGACTGGCATTACGGAAGACGGGCGCATCAGCCCGGCGGTGCTGGCGGACGCGAAAGCCGACGCGCGCCGCTATCCCGATTTGGCGCGCTTCCTGGACGCGCGGCGCGATGGCTAGCCGCCGCCGTATCCCGCCCTACCGCTGGAACGCGGGCGCGGGCCGGTACGTCGATGTGGCGACCGGGCGCTTCCTTCCGAAGCAGGTTGAGGTGCGCGCGCTGGACGAGCGCATCACGGCGGGGATTGACCAGGTGCAGGCGCTGACGTCGGGCATGATGCGCGGCGTCGTGACGGTGGCCGAGTGGCAGACGGCGGTCGCCGTCGAGTTGCGGCGGATGCACACGCAAGCGGCGGCGCTCGGGCGCGGCGGCTGGGCGCAAATGACGCCCTCGGATTGGGGTCATGTCGGGCGCAAGCTGCGCGACGAATATGCCTACCTGCGCGGGTTTGCCGAGGCGCTGGCGTCGGGCACGCTGAGCGAGTCGCAGATTAACGTGCGCGTGAGCCAGTATGTCAACGGGATTTGGTCGCGCTACTGGCGCGGCGAAATGGGCGCGATGCAAGAGGCGGGTATGACCGAAGAGCGCCGCATCCTGACGCCCGCCGAACACTGCGCAGACTGCGAAAGCTACGCCGCGCAGGGCTGGCAGCCGATTGGGTCGCTCCCCGAACCAGGCGAAGGCTCGGTGTGCGGCAATAACTGCCGTTGTCTCAAAATATTCCGCGCCCCGGACGGGC